CTATGGCTGTGAGTGGCTCAACCCAATCGTATCTTTGAGCAATCACGCGATCAGCGAACGCATGCGTGTGAGTCAGCTGATCAGCACGCTCATCTATGATCAGCGTCTTGAACTTGGTAGTGCGCTTGATTTCTGCAGCGATGTGGCTGCCAACATAGCCACATCCACCGGTGATTGCAACCCACTGGCTCATGTTAGGAGCGGTTGGCAATCAAGAGGATCTCTTCAACCTCGTCCAGCTCTTCGCGACCTTCTGCCAGCGCATCGCGGTTTTCCTGCATCTTGTAAGCAGTGCGGATGGCCTTGTTCAGCGTGGTCTTCTTGATTTCCAGTTCCTGCGCCACTGCGTCCACTGTCTCGCGGAGACCTTCCCTCAGCGTCTCAACATCGCGCGTGATGGCCACGCCTTGGTTTACCAGTTCCTTGATCTTGGCCTTGTCGCTTTCGCTCAATGTTCCAATGCTCATCTCAGTCTCCAAATGTTAACACTGGTCCTATGTTAAGGTTTATGCATACCGATGTCAAGTCAGCCATTCAACAGCTGGCTGATGCTGATGTCGCTGCTGTTGCCCATGGCATCTGTGAGGCTGAACTGGTTGGACTGTGTGACAGCTAACAGCAGGTTGCTGCCAGCGCCGCTGACCGAGATGCTGGCACTGCCAAACAGTCCATACATCTGCACGCCATTGTTCCATGGAAGCCAAGTGATTCCATCTGTGCTGGTCCAATAGGTGTACTGCGTGAGATTGCTGTAGGCGCCTGCTATCCAGTGATCTGCAAACCAGATCACGCTGCGGAAGAAATAACCTGCCACGCTGAATTCTGTCCATCCCACACCATCGTTGCTGAAGATCAGTCCGTGGCTGCTGGCCGCCACCAACTGACCGTCCGGATTGCTGGCTATGCTAACAAAATCTCTTTGGTTGCTGGGCTTGCCGCCTCCCAGAGGTATGCTGGTGGCAGAGCCGAAGTTGGTGCCCAGCAGAGTGTTAGTGGTACTGCCGCTGTAGGGCGTACCCAGCAGCATGCTGCCTGTGGAGTTGATGAGATCGCTCACGCTGCCAAAGAATGCACTGCTGGCCCATGTAGGGCTGCCCAGATCCGCAGTGCTGATCACCACGCCGCGTCCGCTGAAGTACAGCCTACCTTCTACCTCAGCCACGTCATAGAGTGGACGGTTCACAAAGCTGCTGGGTATGCTGACCTGTATCCAGCTGTTGGGATCTGGTACATCGCCACCACCTACCCAGTTCACGTCTTCTGTGTACCATGCGTCTGGTTGACCGTTCACATGGCCCACTGCCACCCACACCGATGTGGTGGTACCGTTGACCATGATGTCGTCAAAGTAACGCACGTTGTGGAACCAGCTGTTGGGATAGGGGTGAGTGAATGCTTGGTCCCAGGTGTATGGGCTACCTGACTCATTGATCAGGATCTGCGCTACCTGATCTCCCAGCTCGTATTCTCCCGGCAACACGTTGTCGTCGTTGTAGATTCGCGAGCCTGCTATGGCAAATATGGGCCTAGAACCCCCGTTGGTGCCCCAGCTGATGCCCAGTGCAGTGAAATTGGCATCCAACAGACTATGGGCAGTCCATATGACCAAATCTGTGCTGCTGGCGCTCCATCCGCTGTCGCTGATGGCCACGAACACAGTGCCGCTGTCATTGGCAGTCACGCCCTGCGCTCGCATGTTTGGCGGGAAAGGCACGGTGATATGTGCAGCACTGCTCCACAGATATCCATCCGTGCTGGTGGTGATGCCACTGACACCTATCACGCGATCATATCGCTGACCTGCACCTATGAGTATGCTCATCTCTGCCCCGCTGTGGGATATTTATGGGTCACTTGACGCCGATCTTCATCCAGCGCACATATTGATCATCTGGATCGCTAAGGGGTATCCCTGACAGCAACAGCGTTTCGCTGAGTGGATATTGCTGATCAAACTCTGACAGGCTGCGCACAGTGTTGAATCTGTTCTGTGGTTCGTTGCTGCGGCCCTGTATGGCCACCCAGGTGCCTGTGGGGATGTTTGATAACCAACCAGCGTTGCGCATGTTGTTGGTGCTGTTGTTGATCACCAAGCTGGGAGCTGGTGCTTCATAGGCTATGGTGTTGGCATCTGCAGCTACGCTGATCAACCTGCCCTGCTTGTAAAGCTTGGGCATGAGGTATTTGCTGGTAGCCAAATATTCTGTGTTGAGGTCCACGTCCACAATGGTCCTGAACGGAACCTGCTTGATCAGCATGAACAGTGCCATGTTACCATACCAGCTGCCCAGAGAGTACACAGTGTTGAATTTGCTTATGTTTTCTTTGTGCATTAGGCGTTTTAGCGCCCCACACATCCACAGCTTGCTCAACTGAAGGCTAGGCGTGAAACTGCCGATGAGAGTGTCTGGAGCTGGATGATTGACCATGACATATTTACGCCAAGCAGATGATGCTTGTCTAACCTGCAGTCATATATAAATCAACATATGGAGGTTGATTTGACAATACCGTACAAAGCAGTGTGCATATTCGCAATGGGCCGCACTGGATCTGATCTATTGTGTGATCAGATAGGTCTTGGTTTGCAGATAGCGCACGGAATCAACAGTGTTGAGCTAAATGAACTTCTTGGACCGCAGCAGGTTATCAGCGCGGAGAACCGACCATGGTGGATAGGTCTTAAGAAGACATATTTCAATGACATCCCCCTCTCGCGTCGTCCGATTCCCGGACCGATGTCTCTGGACAGATTGCATAGGTTACCGAGCATCATAGACAGCGGCTGCATGCCAGTGTTCAAGCTGTTTACCAGCATTGACATCACTGAATTCAACTATCAAACCATACGCAAAATGATCATAGACAATGATGAGGTGTACAAGATATGCCTTAACAGGAAGGACACCAAGCAACAACTACTCAGTTGGTGCATAGCTGTCGTGACCAACATCTTTCATTCCAGAGGCATCGGTAGGGGAGACACCATGGATGATGCCGTGCATGAAATAAAGCTGCATCGCATAGTGCATGAAGCCAAGCAGTACCTAGAGCATTGGATATGGCATCAGCAGAATGCATACCTTTGCCATAAGCAGGTTTGGTATGAAGATCTGCTGACGGAAAGCTATGATGAACTTGGATTCTCAGCCTCGCAGGTCATCACTAAGTCGGTGAAGATAACCCATGATCATGTTGAAAAGTGCAGGCGCCACATTTCAAATCATCAAGAGGTATTTGATTTGGTGGATAGCCTCGTGGAAGAAATGGCACAGATACAAAAATTAGTGCTAGCTGAAAACAATGCAGCAAAGGCTGTTCGGCGCATTGCTCCATCCGACCATTACCAAGCCGATCAATCTGATCAGATCACATGGAGCTTATCTGATCCCATGACTTCTTGACATCTGCCCTTTGGGCACACAATCAACTGCATCCTTGTCATATGCAAGGCCATATTTGAAGAAATCCAATGCTGGTTAGCGGGCCACACATACACAGCCTGCTGAGTCACAAGCTGGGCGCAAAGCTGCTGTTCTGCATCTCAGATGCTGAATCTGTGACCATGCCATATTCAACGGCTGTGCAAGCGTGTCTTCACAGCAGTGCTGCCCAAGATCTTGCTGTTGTGTCGTGATTTCAAGTTCTTGAGATCGTTGCGCAGCTGTTCTATCTGCCGAGATTGGTCCTTGACCAAACGCTCCAGCTCAGTGACTCGCTCATCCATGTTGCGATGCTGCGTGTGCATAGCAATATTTACCAGTCACAGCCATCCGCCACGTCCGTGCATGATCAGATGGTAACGCACCTGATTGCTGCGATTGATCACGCAGTGGTTCATGCCTATGCGTATCTTGATGGCCTTGCCATCTGCCCATGGCACCTGTCCCAGATAGCGATATTGTCTGTCCCAGAAGTGCATCTCACAGCCCGGAGGATTGTTGATGGCCATGTTGTCTGCCCACACGTTGTCATTTTCCTCATTGTCATTGTGCAGGCCCACCATGCCCCATGGTGCCAAGCGCATGATGCGTACCCTGTGATAGCGCTCCCTGAATTGCTTTTGTTGGAACCACTGTACCAAGCTGGGGCAATGGCGCACAGCTTCTGCTGTCCATGCATAGGGTGTCACTGCGTCGCTGGCATAACCATAGTGTTCATATCCAGATGTCTTGTCATAGCCCAGACCGTGCAGCACGAAGCTGCTCCAACCTCGATGCAATCCATCACCCGACCTATGTGAGGTAAACAGGCCCAGTCTTTCCAGCTCTGCGATCTCTTGCATGGCAGCAGCCACGGGCAGTCCCACGTCGTCATGCACCCTGAAGAATTTGGTATCATGGGTGGCTGCGCTGCGAGGACCTTGGCAATCATCATAGGTCATGCTGCTGCCTCGCCAGCTGGTGTTGATGTTGGCCTGCAACAGACGGGTCAGATATGCAGCAAAATCATCCGAGCTGTAGCAGCGATCGGCCGTGGCTATGTATCTGAACACGTTGCTGAACCACACGTATGGTTGTCTTGAAGTGCGCATGTCCTGCACCACGTTTTCTGGCAAATGTATGATATCGCCTTCTTGGAACCCGATATCAAGGCTCTGTATGTGATCCCAGTTGGATTGTATCTCCAGCAGTGCCTGGCCGAATTGCTGTGCATACCTAGCATCATTGTGTCCCATGATGCTGAGATCGTGCTGAGCTGCAAAGTCTGCAACCACCGAGTCATAATCGCTGATGCTGGGCAGCATGCTGTGCAGATATTGCTGCCATCTGATGCAGTTGGCATTGCGATCAATGAATAGCACCCTGCCTCCGGCTTGCACGCAGCGCACCATGTGTAACCAAGGCAACAGTCCACTGGCCACAGTGATCAAGCAATCTGTGCTCAGAGATCCAGCTATGTCATTGGGATCAGTGTTGTAGGCCCAGAACCCTCTGTGATCTTCCTGGCAGTAACGCAGCTGCAGCAGCCATCGTTTTTGTTCAAGATCCAACTCGGCGTCGTGCAGTGCTGCCACTGACAGATCCAAAGCATGGATAAATGCTTGTGGATCAAGCTGGTGATTGCTGTAAAACAAACCCTCCTGCGGCAGGTTGTGCACGCTGATGTCTTGCTGTTGAGCCCACCGGTCTATGCTGCTCAACACTGTGTCAGCATCAGTGTCAACCAGCTGCTGCAACACTGTCTGGTTCACAATCCAACAGTGCTTGTGACCATGCGTGGTCATGATCTCCGTGCCTCGGCCCATAGACTGCATGAAATTTAGAAAGAAATGTTGCGTGTCACAGAGCATGGTTCCTGCAGCAAACAACACTGCTGCATCGCAGTCCCACACAGCTGCCTGGCAGATCAGATCCTTGGCTGACCTGCTGATCATCATCTTGCAGCCGGGCCGGTCAAATTCGGTGCTGAGGTCAGACACGCCGAGCTCTGTTAGGTATAACAGCCTATTGGCCAGTTGTGTATCTATGTTAGCTATCTGGTCACGTGTGTCCCAGATCAACAGCGCTGTGTTCATGAGTAGTTCCTTATGTAACTGCGCATGGGGTCTGCCAGATCTCTGGCGATGCGCTTGACTGAGTATAGGCCTTGGCTGGGAAACGGTGCGTAATCGTAAACGAAATTGTGTGGCTGCCAAAATGTAACTGGTCGACTTGCACGTATGTCATCCACGAAGCCTGTGTCGCTTAGGAAGTGTTCATCGTGCTTGAAAGCACAATAGGGATGGCTGTAGTTCTGACCAGCCGTAAGCCACCAGCTGATGGTCGGAAACCATGCTTCTTCCAACGCCACGCTGCTAACAAAGTCACTGAGTCTGTTGTCCACGGCACTGATCCTCGCGATCTCTGCGAACAGCGCTCTGCTCCACCAGCTGCCTTCCTGCAGATTGCCCAGATAGTGAGGTAGCCCCGGCATGGCTGTGCGCAGGCGCTGCATGGGCGGCCAGCTTGGAT